ATGCTGCAGCTAAATTTGAAGCAATAAGACAATCATATAAAGGTGCATTCACTGATATGCAACAAGAACAAGAAAGCTCTGTACGTGGTGGTGCAGGTTTAGCTTATGACCAAATTTAAAATCAATAAAAAATGGTACAAAAAATAATTCCAGTAGGGATGAAACTACTAATAAAAGAAATTAAACCTGAAAAAAAAACTAAGTCAGGTTTATACTTACCTGAAATAGCTTTAAAGCAAACCTTTCAAGGAAAAGTAGTAGGAAGAGGTGATGAAGTTACTGAAATACAAATTGGAGATATAGTGCAATATGCAGATCATGCAATGCCTACACCTATGCAACATGAAGGTGAAGAGCATCTATTATTACAAGTTGGAGATGTATATGCTATTATAAGATATGAGTAGAATTATACCCACATATGAGAATGGCAAGTGGGGTACTACAGAGTTTTCTACAGACTTAGCATTTAGAGAATATTTAGAATCAATATTTAAGGAGCCTGGGAATTATGGCTTTACTAAATTAGCTTTAAAATTTAATCAAGAAGCTACAACATTTAATGATCAAGGATTTTATTGTAATGCTCCTTTTAGATCTAAAGATTTTACAGCATATTGGGAAGATCAAAAAAACAAATGTAGAACTGGAGTTATATTTAAAGATGCTGGTAAAGATTGGTATCTTACTAGGGATTATTATATGTGGCTTAACTTCTTACCTATTTTTGATAAAGAAGAAAAACATTATGGTTTTGCTAAAGTAAGAGATGCACAATATCATATGGCATTATATGAAATTATTGCTGAACTAAATAATCAACACGTTGCTATACTAAAAAAAAGACAGATAGCTTCTTCATATTTTCATATGGGGAAAATCATAAATCAATATTGGTTTGAAGAAGGATCAATATGTAAGATAGGTGCATCATTAAAAGATTACATTAATGATAAAGGTTCATGGAAGTTTTTAGAAGAGTATAAGACATTTCTTAATGAACATACTGCATGGTATAGACCCAGTAATCCAGAAAAGGTATTATTGTGGCAACAACAAATAGAAGTTAAAGTAAACAACAGAAAAACATCAAGGGGTCTTAAATCAAAGATTCAAGGTGCTTCTTTTGAAAAGAATGCTACCACAGGGGTAGGGGGTCCTTGTACCTATTTCTTTCATGAGGAAGCAGGTATTGCTAAAAACATGATGCAGACATATGAGTACCTGCGTCCTGCTATGTCTTCTGGTATGATGACAACAGGTCAATTTATAGCAGCAGGATCAGTAGGTGATTTAGAACAATGTGGTCCGTTAAAGGATATGATTTTAAATCCAGGTGCTAATGATATATATGCTGTAGAAACCAATCTAATGGACGCTGATGGTACAATTGGTATGGCAGGGTTATTTATTCCAGAACAGTGGTCTATGCCTCCTTATATAGATGATTATGGTAATTCTGAAGTAGAAGAAGCAATAGTTGCTATTAAAGCTGAAAGATCAAGATGGAAAAATGATTTAAGTGGTGAACAATACCAATTAAGAATATCTCAAAAACCTCTTAATATTGCTGAGGCATTTGCATACAGAAAAGAATCAGTTTTCCCACAAGGCATACTTAGTAAACAACTTAAAAAAATAGAGGAAAAAGAATATCCTTATGAGCTAATTGAGTTAGATAGAGATCAGTCAGGTATCATTGCTAAAAGAACTAAAAAATTACCTATATCAGAGTTTCCAGTTAAAAAGAAACAAACAGATAAAACAGGTTCTATTGTAGTATGGGAAAGACCAGCAACTAAACGTCCAGAGTTTGGTGCATACTATGCATCTATTGACCCTGTGTCAGAAGGTAAAACAACTACATCAGATTCTTTATGTAGTATTTATGTTTATAAAAATGCTACAGAAGTTACTAGAGAATTGCCTGGTGGAGATGTAGAACAATTTATTGAAAAAGATAAAGTTGTTGCTGCATGGTGTGGAAGATTTGATGATATAAATAAAACACATGAAAGACTTGAATTAATTATTGAATGGTATAATGCTTGGACAATAGTAGAAAACAATATATCATTGTTTATTCAGCATATGATTGCTAGAAAAAAACAAAGATATTTAGTACCTAAACAACAAATATTATTTCTAAAAGATTTAGGATCAAATAGAACAGTATATCAAGAATATGGATGGAAGAATACTGGTACATTATTTAAAAGTCATTTAATATCTTATGCAATTGAGTTTTTGAGAGAAGTTATAGATGAAGAATTAGATGATGAAGGTAATGTTATGAGTAATACATTGGGTGTAGAAAGAATCCCTGACCCAATGCTATTAAAAGAAATGCTTGCTTATTATCCTGGATTAAACGTGGATAGATTAGTAACCTTTGGTGCTTTGATTGCTTTTGTTAAAATACAACAGTCAAATAGAGGATATACCAAAAGACGTGAATCAGAGGGTAAATCTTTGGTAAATTCAGAAAAAATAAGTAAATTAAAGTATAGTCCGTTTAAGAACTTAGGTGGAAACAAAAGACAATCTAATCCAAGAATAAGAAGATCAGGCTTTAAAAATTATAAATAGATGAGAGTATTAAATGCAATGCAAATGAAGAATGGTGCCAAAGCTGAAAGCGGGCCTACATTCTCTAGCTTAACACAACCAACACAGTTTTTACCTTTCAGAGAAAAAACGGATGATTGGGCTGCATGGAATTTAGATTGGCTAGAACTTCAAGGTATTGAGTTCTTACGTGTTAACTCAAGAAGACTATTAAAGAATTATAAATTAGCAAAAGGAGTAATAGATAAGTCTGATTATATAGTTGAGCCAGATAATGACTACAAGGATTTAATGGATACATTAACTCAAGAAAATGATTCAGCATTAGAGTTAAAGTTTTATCCAATTGTACCTAATGTAATAAATGTACTTACTGGTGAATTTGCAAAGAGATATTCTAAAGTACAGTTTAGAGCTGTAGATGATGCATCTTATAATGAGATGTTAGAACAAAAAAGATTGCAGATTGAAGAATCATTATTAGCTGATGCTGAAGCACAGTTAGTTCAGAGAATGATTAAGATGGGTATGGATCCTGCATCAGAAGAAGCTCAGAAACAATTAAATCCTGAATCAATAAAAACATTACCAGAAATAGAAGACTTCTTTAGTAAGTCTTATAGAAGTATGGTAGAAGAGTGGGCATCCCATCAACTTGCAGTAGATGAAGAAAGATTCAAAATGCAAGAACTTGAAGAAAGAGGGTTCCGTGATATGCTTATTGCAGATAGAGAATTCTGGCATTTTAGAATGTTGGAAGATGACTATGATGTAGAGCTTTGGAATCCAGTACTAACTTTCTATCAAAAATCACCAGACCAAAGATATATTGCTGATTCTAATTATGCTGGTAAAGTAGACTTAATGACTGTATCAGATGTAATAGATAGATATGGATATTTGATGGATGAAGCACAGCTTAAGTCATTACAAAAAATATATCCAGCTAGATCAGCACAATATCAAGTGAATGGTTATCAAAATGATGGAGCATACTATGATGCAACTAGATCTCATGAGTGGAATACAAACTCACCAGGTTTAGCATATAGACAATTTACTAGTAATTACCATAATGATCCTGCAAGAGGAGGAGATATACTAAGTCAAATCTTAGATGAGAATGAAGATATATCTATGTGGGGTGAAGGTAACTTAATGAGAGTTGCAACAATCTATTGGAAGACACAACGTAGAGTAGGTCATCTTACTAAAGTAGAATTAGACGGTGAGATTATTCAGGAAATTGTTGATGAAACATTTAAGATTACAAAGAAGGCAGTATATGATACGTCAATCTTTAAAAGCAAGACTAAAGAAAATTTATTAGAAGGAGAACATATTGACTGGATATGGATTAATGAAGTTTGGGGTGGTGTAAAAGTTGGACCAAATTTACCAGCAATGTGGCAATCTAGCATGGGTGATAATATTAACCCAATCTATTTAGGTATAAATAGAAAGAAGCCTGGTAGACTACCATTTCAATTTAAAGGAAACACTAGCCTGTATGGTTGCAAGTTACCTGTTGAAGGTAGAGTTTTTTCTGATAGAAACACAAGATCTACTTCATTAGTTGATTTAATGAAAGCTTATCAAGTTGGGTACAATATGGTTAATAACCAAATTGCAGACATTCTGATAGATGAATTAGGAACGGTAATCATGTTTGATCAAAATGCTTTACCACGTCACTCTATGGGAGAAGACTGGGGTAAAAATAATTATGCTAAAGCATGGGTAGCAATGAAGGATTTTCAAATGTTACCTTTAGATACATCAATTACTAATACTGAGAATGCCACCAACTTCAATCACTACCAGACTCTAAACATGGAGCAAACTAGTAGATTAATGTCAAGAATACAATTGGCAAATTATTTTAAACAACAGTGCTTTGATGCTATAGGTATAAACCCACAACGTTTGGGAGGACCAGTATCAGCACAAACTGCAACAGGTGTTGTACAGGCTATGCAACAATCATATGCACAAACTGAAATGTATTTTGTACAGCATTCTGATCATCTAATGCCAAGAGTACATCAAATGAGAACTGATCTATCTCAATACTATCACAGTACAAATCCTAGCTTAAGACTTCAATACATCTCTACAGAGGCAGAGAAGGTTAATTTTGCTATCAATGGTACTGAACTATTACTTAGAGACTTTAATGTATTTGCAACTACTAAGACTAACCACAGAGCTATCTTAGAGAACTTAAAGCAAATGGCATTAACTAATAATACTACTGGTGCAAGTATTTATGAACTTGGTAATATTGTTAAGGCTGACTCAATTGCAGAAGTATCTGACATTCTTAAAGATTCTGAAACTAGAATCCAACAACAAAGACAACAAGATATGCAGCAACAACAGCAAATGCAAGAACAGCAATTGCAAGCTAAAGCTCAAGAAGAACAACAAAAACTTCAAGTTCAGATGTCTGAAAATGAAAAAGATAGACAGAATGATGTTTTACTGGCAGAGATTAGGTCTGCTGGATATGGTTCAATGGTTGATCTAAACCAGAATCAACAATCTGATTATCAAGATGCAATGAAAGAGATCAGAGAAACTACTCAATATAGAGAACAAATGAATATGAAGCGTGAAGAAAATGCTTCTAAGCAAAATATGGAAGGTAGTAGATTACAAGTTGAAAGAGAAAAAATAGCTGCTTCAAAACAAATAGCTGACACTAAACTTCAAATAGCAAAAGAAAACAAAAACAAGTATGATTTACCTAATAAAAAGAAGGATAAATAAGCGTTAGCTATATACTGCAATTTATTTTCATATTTAATAAAATTTTTTAAGTTTATCATGATGATAGTATAGAAAACTTTCTGTATATTATTTATGTAAAGAGTATTAATTATTAAAACCAACATAATTATGGCAACTGAAACACAGACTGTGAATAGTAAAGTAGAACAAGTAGACGTTAATTTAGATGAGATCTTCAATGCCGCTCCAAGTGGTGCTGATATGATTCAAGACGTAAAGGCTACTCCAAAAAGTATTTTTTCTGGATTAAACAAAAAGGCTGATATGTCTTTTGCTGATCCAGACATTGATGATGTAGATGATATATCTGCTAAAGTTGAGGACAAGGATGAAACTAAGGATGAAACTAATGAAGGAGAGATTGAAGAAAAAGAAGATGTAAAAGACATTCTTGATTCATTTGATCCAAGCAATGAAGAAGATGCAGACTTTGAAGATGAGAAAAAAGAAACAAGAGGAAGAAAATCAATTAGTGGTATATCTGATGTATTCTCAAAATTAATTAAGGATGATAAAATTGTTCCTTTTGATGATGATAAAGAATTAGAAGACTATACTGCTAAGGATTGGGAAGAATTAATTCAAGCTAATTTAGAAGAAAAAGCTAATCAAGTTAGAAGAGAAACTCCTAAACAATTTTTTCAAAGCTTACCACAAGAATTACAAATAGCTGCTAAGTATGTAGCTGATGGTGGTAAAGATTTAAAAGGTTTATTTACAACTTTAGGTCAAGTAGAAGAAACAAAAACTATTGATGCTAAATCTGTAACAGGACAAGAAAGAATAATTACTGAATACTTAAGTGCTACCGGATATGGATCAGCAGAAGATATTCAAGAAGAAATAGAAATTTGGAAAGACTTAGGTAAACTTGAAACTCAAGCAAATAAGTTTAAACCAAAATTAGATAAGATGCAAGAGAAAGTTGTTGCTCAAAAACTAAAAGAGCAAGAATTAAAAAAGAAACAACAAGAGAATGCATCACAAGCTTACATGAAAAATGTATATGAAACATTAAAAGAAGGTAAGCTAGGGGATATTAAGGTAGATAGAAAGACTCAAGCTATGTTATATAATGGTTTAGTACAGCCTAACTATCCTTCAGTAAGTGGAACTAATACAAATCTTTTAGGACACTTGTTAGAAAAATATCAATTTGTTGAACCTAACTATTCTTTAATTTCTGAAGCATTATGGTTGCTACAAGATCCAGCAGGATATAAAGCAAAAATAATGGATAAGGGAGCTCAGAAGAGTGTTGAGAAAACAGTTAGAAAACTAAAAAGTGAACAAAGCAATATAGGTGGATCATCATTAGGTGTAGCACAAGCAGAAGAAGAAAGCAAAAGAAAATCTGCTAAAAGAAAAATACCTAGACCATCAAACATATTTAAACGAATTTAATTAAGTAAATTAAATATATAAACTGAAAATTAATTATTAACTAAAAACAATCAAAAATTATGGCAACTCCAGTTTTAAATAATGGGATTTTCCTACGTGATACAAGCTACAAAGCTAGTTCACATGTTGATTCTTATCACCTTACACAGATGCTTGGTAACCCTGAGCCTATGGATATGGGACCAATTGATTTATGGGCTATGACCCAGAAGGTAGAAATGCCTTTATATCAAATGGCTTCTTTTGGTGGAAAGAATACAATCATGGTGGATAACGCTAGAGGTGAGTACAAGTGGCAAACTCCTATTGCACAAGATCTTCCTTACATAGTGGCAGACATTGAACCAGCTAATGATAGCAAAGGTGTAGATGGAACTCTATTTAAGATCAAGATTAACAAAAGAACTTTTGGACATGGTGACATTATTACTTATGATAAGTATAATGGACTTGAACTTTACATCACAGCAGATGATATTATCCCTGCAGGTGACGGTTTTGTTTACACTGTTCAATTAGTTAACAACAACAACACGGCTATCTTGGATAACAAGTATTTAGCTAAAGGTACAAAGTTCTTCAGAAAAGGTTCTGCAAGAGGTGAGTACGGAGAAAGATTCTCTGACATTGAAACAGGTTCTGGTTTCCGTGAGTTCTACAACTTTGTAGGAGGAGCAGAAGCACACGTACACTATTCAATTTCTTCAAGAGCAGATTTAATGATCAAAGGTGGATTAAACGCTGATGGTACTGTACCTGTTACTGAAATCTGGAGAAACTTCAACACAGATCCAAACAATCCATCAGTACCTAGTATTGAAGGGCTTGTTGCAAACATGGGTAAAGCTGGTGCTAGAGAAGCATTTGAAAATGGAACTCTTACAAGAACTTTCATTACAAATATGGAAGCAGCTCACTTATCTAAAATTGCTACGGATATTGAAACTTACCTAATGTGGGGTAAAGGTGGTAGAATTAAGCAAGATGGACCGGATGATATTAGATTATCTGTAGGTTTATGGTCACAGTTAGATAACTCTTTCAAGAGAGTATATAACAAGTCATCATTTACTCTTGACATGTTTAAGTCTGAGCTTTACAACTTCTACCAAGGTAAAGTTGAATTTAAAGGACCAGACCCACAAAGATCACTTGTTGTACAAACAGGTATTGGAGGTATGCAACTAATCAACAAAGCAATTGCTGATGAAGTGTATGGTTCAGGTTTAGTTCAAAACGCATCTGATATTGGAGCTGTTAAAGGTTCAGGTATGGATTTAGATTATGGTTTTGCTTACACAAGCTTTACTATTCCTTTCTTAGCTAACGTTAAGTTTGTATTGAATCCAGCATTTGATAACTTAAACACAAATGATATTGAGAATCCATTAATTGATGGAAGACCATTAAGTTCATTTAGCTTTATTATCTTTGATGTAACTGATGAAGGAAATGACAACATTCACTTGTTGAAACTTTCTTGGGATAATCAACTTAAGTGGTTCTACCAAAATGGTACTATGGACTACATGGGAAGAACTCAA